CTCTTTCTACGGTGGTGGAAAGGTAGGGTCCCAGATCACTGGTGGTGTGGACCTTGACCAGTATGGCGTTGGCCTTGCTGGTGGTGCGTATAACCTTAACAATGGTTATTCGTCTCCGACAGGTTCCGACACCGCGGATCAACTCACTTTATCGGTGGAAGCCGGCCCTTATGGTACCTTTGGCAGTATGGAAAGTTCTGCCTCGGTGTTGAATAGGGCAGTCGAGTGGGATGTCGATTTCGTGTCTGGCTCTACGGCTGTGGCAGTTGTCACAGTGTTGCAGTCGGGCCTCGATCAGGTTAGCTTGGATGGACCTCAATCCTTCAATGTATCCTGTTCTCTCGGAAATGGTATTCTGAAGACCGGTGCTACCACCGGTACTGCTGCTGCTGCTGTTGCAACCGCGCGTTTGATTCGTCGTCATACGGAATTGGTTAGTGGTTCTGGCACGCCCCGTGTGAAGCTTGTCTTCGTGAGTACGGGTAGTGATGGTGCGGCTCCCAACCTTCCCAAGGAATTGTCGGACTTCGTTGTCGGCGCTCTTTCGGCTAGTTGGAACACTGTTTCCTGGGCACAGACTGATGATCTTGTCAGCGGTGGTGCTCTGGGCTCAGTTGTTGGACAAGCTGTCTGGGGACTGGAAAATCAGCAGAACATCCCCGAAATCGACATCAAGGTCGATTCCGTGGCGATTACCGCAGTAACCAAGAAGCTGAAGGCTAAGTGGACTCCGGAGTTAGGACAAGATCTTAACGCCTACCACAACCTGGATGCTGAGGTTGAGCTTACGAGCATTCTCTCGGAGCAAGTCGCTCTTGAGATTGACCGTGAGATTCTTGCGGATCTCGTCAATGGTGCAACCGCTAGTACTTACTACTGGTCGCGTTCTCCCGGTATGTTCTTAAACCGTGAGACTGGTGTTGAGGTTGGTGCGTCTACTAAGGCTCCCGATTTCACCGGTACTGTGAGCGAATGGTATGAGACTCTGATCGAAACCATTAATGATGTGTCCGCACAGATTCACCGCAAGACTCTGCGGGGTGGTGCAAACTTCGTGGTCGTTGGACCCGAACTTGCCAATCTCCTTGAGTTCACGGCTGGATTCCGTGCTTCTGTCACTAATGATGATGAGAAGGGCTCCATTGGTGCTGTCAAGGTGGGATCACTTTCCAAGAAGTTTGACGTCATTGTTGACCCATACTTCCTGCGGAACGTGGTTCTCGTCGGACGTCGCGGATCTTCTTTCCTTGAAAGTGGATTTGTGTACGCACCGTATGTGCCACTGCAGACCACACCCACCATCTTTGGCCCCGAAGACTTCGTGCCCCGTAAGGGCGTGATGACTCGTTACGCCAAGAAGATGGTCCGTCCGGATATGTACGGTCTTGTCATCGTGCGTGGACTCTTGGGCGAATCAGGTCAATAGATTAGTCCTCTATAAAACAATTCCCCTGTCGCCTTCGTGTGGCAGGGGTTTTGTTTTGGGAGATCAAAAACCAAAATGTCGATTTACCAAATTTTTCCCCCGGTAAATTTTTGAGATTTTCGTTTTATGAATAGTTGCAGGCGCCTTTGCTTATGAACAACTAATTAGTTTAGCAGAGGACCCCTTTTATGCCAACAGCCCTTGATCCTATTTCAACCACTAGCGCAATTGTGCTTACTTCAACGGGAAGTGCCACCAAAGTAACCGGCTCGTTGCCCTTTGGAGCCTACACCTCGTCAGCCGAATTCATTACCGGTGCTGTGGCTCAAGTTGCTTTTGTATATAAGAAACTAGGAGGAGATGTAGTTGACATTGAGTTAACGCCCTCTAACGTTTATGCTGCTTATGAAGAAGCTGTCTTAGAATACTCTTATATCCTTAATCTCCATCAAGGCAAAAATACTCTAGGCAGCATGTTGGGAAGCACAACGGGCACTTTCAATCATTTAGGGGATCTCACCGCTAGTCCGCTTTCATCTAGTTTGAGCGGCACCCACGTAGCCCTCAAATATCCAAAATTCAAGTTTCAAAGCGCTCGTACTGTAGCAGATGGCGTTACCGCCTATGGGGGCATGGGAGGGGATGTTCGACATTATTCGGCCTCCTTTAAACCTACACAGGACGTACAAGACTATGATATTCGCCAAATTATCATGGATGCTTCAGATAGCGGCACCGACGAGGCAGGCAATGCTGTCGATTACGGCGGCAAAGTTAATAATAAGCGTATCAACGTCACTAAAGTTTTTTTCCGCTCTCCTAGGGCAATGTGGCGCTTCTATGGGTACTATGGCGGCGTAGGTGTCGTTGGTAATTACTCGACTTACGGCCAATTTGCTGATGACTCCACATTTGAGATTATTCCTACATGGCAGAACAAATTACAGGCTATCATGTACGAGGATTCCATCCGGACTCGAACTTCCAATTATTCTTATGAATTGATTGACGGCAGATTACGATTGTTCCCCACACCGAGCTATTGGGGCCTGGGAGAGATGGATCGCATTTGGGTGCAGTTTTATGTAGAAGATAGTCCCTGGGAAGGTCGGAGTGGCGCCTCGGGAAGTGCAGATGGGATCAATAATGTCAATACCCTTCCATTCGGCAATATCCCTTATGAAAACATCAATGCCATTGGAAAGCAGTGGATTCGCAAGTATGCGTTAGCTCTCTGCAAGGAGATGTTGGGTCAAATCCGCGGCAAATTCACGACAATGCCTATTCCGGGCGAGAGCGTGACTCTAAACCATTCAGAATTGCTGGCCCAAGCCAAAGAAGAGCAAGCGGCCCTCAAAGACAAGCTCAGAGAGCTTCTTAAAGAAATGGAGTATGTGCAACTCACGAAGGATGATTCGGAACGTGCCAAGGCCGCGTCCGAGACAATGTTCTTCTCCCCGTTGCCCATATTTGTGGGATAACCCATGTCTGATAATGAATGGAAAAGACCGCCCGCACCACCCCCGCCTCTTTTCTTAGGGAAAAAAGAGCGAGATCTAGTAAAACAGGTTAATGATGAGTTAATTGAAAAAGTCATTGGCCAGCAAATCTTATATTATCCCATTGATCTAGAAACTACCAATTTTCATGAATTATATGGCGAAGCTCCTGAAAAAACCTATTTGCCCCCAGTCCGTGTATATGCACTGGTAGAGTTTACCGACTATGTTACTGAATATATGGAAAATATGGGAATTGACAAGTCCTGGGAAATTGTGGTCCACTTCCAGCGTAGAAGGCTTACCGAAGATCAGGATTTGTATGTCCGTGAAGGGGATTTTGTACTATATGGCGATTTTTTCTATGAAATCGTAAAGCTGTCGGAGCCGAAGAAGCTTTTTGGCCAAGTAGAGCACAGCTTTGAAATTACGGCTACTTGTAAGAGAGCCAGAAAGGGACTATTCGATGCTACCTGATAATTTTGATTTTGCGATGTTGCCCGTAGGTACTGAACGCGCCGTAGGTCTTAAAGAGATCGGAATGTTGGCCTCTACTCTAGAGAATATTGATTATTCCCTGGTGTCGTGGGTAAAAGAAGATTTGAAATTGGGAACCCGTACCAATGAAGGCTTTGTAACCACTCCTGTGCTCTGGCAGGCACCCGAAAGAGCGTATCAGATTAAGCACAAAAAAGATTTAAGAGATGACGCCGGCGCTTTAAAGCTTCCCCTCATTAGTGTAGAACGCACCGCGGTTGTGAAAGATCCCCAGAAAAAAGGCTCCTTTCAAGCACATTATTATTCTAAAAACAAAAACGGCAGATCAGGAAGGTTTATTATTGCAAAGCGCATTGTTCCAGATAAAACTCGGAATTTTGCTATAGCTAGCGGAGTTCGGCAGCGCCAGCGTTCTGATCCTCCTGAATCCAAAAGACAGCTTTTTTATCCGAGAAAAAACCACAAAATCGTTATCCAAACCTTATCGGTACCCATCCCAGTATACATTAATATTGATTACAAGATTGTACTTAAAACCGAATACCAACAACAGATGAATGATTTAGTAGCTCCCTTTATCGCACGAACTGGCCAAATTAATTCGTTTGTAATGCGGCGCAATGGTCATCTATATGAGGCATTCATTGATCAAAGCTTTGCTCAGAGCAATAACATTAGCAATCTCGGCGAAGATATGCGCATGTTTACGACGGAAATTACTATTAAAGTTTTAGGGTATTTGATGGGTGAAGGAGAAAACGAAGATCGTCCCATTGTGAGAATAGACGAAAACACCGTCGAATTTCAATTTCCATCGGAAAGAGTGGTGCCAGGAGGCGAGATTCCGTTCTTTGGCGAGAGTTCCTGAAGTGAACCGGCTTTTTTCTGTTTAGTTCAGGACCTTTTTCCGCTTTTTGAAAATAGAAATACTATTTAGTTTATGATTGCAATATGATATAATGTCATACTCACAGAAGAGGAACCAAGCAATATGTCAGTGAAAAACTTTAAATTTGTCTCCCCCGGTGTTTTTATTAATGAAATTGATAACTCTTTCATCCCTAAGAACCCCCAAGCGATTGGCCCCGTAGTAATCGGCCGCGCATCTCGTGGTCTTGCCATGCAGCCTGTTCAGGTTTCATCTTACGCAGACTTCGTTGAAATGTTTGGAGACACCGTACCCGGTCGAGCGGGCGGCGATATCTATCGTAATGGCAACTACCAATCTCCCATGTATGGGACGTATGCAGCCAAAGCATTCTTAAATGCAGATGTAGCTCCTCTTACTTATATCCGTCTTTTAGGGCAGCAAACGACTGCTGGCAGCAGCGCCGGCGGCGCTGCGGCTGCAGGGTGGAAGACCACCAACAATGCAGCTAATTTGGGCTCCTATCCTCATTGGGATGGCGGCAATACCGGTGGCGGTGCTTATGGACTTTGGGTTTTTCCTTCCGGAAGCGGAACAGATTTAGCTAACGCCCCCAGCCACGTTGCCGAGCCAGGATCTACTGCCACCGGATCCGGCCCAGGAGCCGGCGCCGGGTCCAATCCCGAACCTAACGCAGGCATCTTAGCAGCCATTTTCTATATGAACAGTGGCTCCGTCGCATTGTCAGGATCGGGCCGCGGCGTCGGCGGCACTTTGATGTCAGGAACAACTGCGTGCATCGGAACGGATAGTAACAATTTATTCACTGTGGTGGTAACCAATGAGGATCAAGTACAAGAAACTATAAAATTCGGTTTCGATGATGACGCAGAAACGTTTATTAGAAAGCGGTTTAATACTAATCCCCAATTATTAACTGCGCAAAATACTTTTTATCCGAATACTGCATATATTTGGTTAGGCGAATCATTTGAAGGCAACGTGCGCAACTATATGGTTTCGGGCTCATCTCTTAGTGGGCAAGCGATGCAAGGAGCCATTTATGGGATTGCCAAGAGTGGCTCTGTCACTACCGGTCCCCAAAACATGAAGTCGCAAGCTTCTCGCGAGGCTGTTGCCGGTTGGTTTATCGGACAGGATTTAAGCGGAGACGCTAGCTCCTATAAGCCAGCCCAGATGACGAAGCTTTTCCGCCTTAAGGGCCGCGGCCATGGCGCATGGCTTAATAAGCACGCTAAAGTATCCATTGAAAAAGTTCGCCATTCGACGAGTACAACTACTCAATATGGTACATTTTCGGTGGTTATTAGATCTTTGCTTGATACAGACAACAATGTGGTCATCTTAGAACGATTTGATAATTGTACTCTCGATCCTACATCTCCTAACTATGTGGCACGCCTCATTGGAGATAAATATTTAAGCTGGGATGCAAATGTGCGCCGACTTAAGGAATACGGTGAGTATCCTAATGAATCTAAGTTCGTCTATGTAGAAATGAATGCAGACGTCGAGGCCGGAGCATCCGATCCCCTTCTCCTGCCCTTCGGCTATTTCGGTCCCCCCAACTTCGAACCTGTTCTCTCAGGTTCCGGATTTACCTCCACTACAGCCAATACTACGAGCAAATTCGTACTGGGCTCCGGTTCAATTGCGAGCGCTCCCGGCATTGACTCTCTGGCCAATAAATTTGGGAGTGGTGAAGGACAAGCGCGCTTCGGCATGTTTATGACAGGAGCCTCTGCTGCTGACAAAGCGGACATCGTAGTCGGACTTACAGCGTCCTTATATTGGCCCCAAGATCGGCTTAGGATTTCAGCATCTGCTGGGGGACTTTCCAACCCAACGAATGCGTATTTCGGTTTTTCCGTAACACGTACTTCTGGAAGCACGCGCCCAGATCCGAGTGTTGCCGACTGGCATCGCTTGTTGTACGCTAGTTTCCCCGATGATCCGGTTTCGGGACAGAACCCTGCTAAACAATATACAGCCGGCGTAGAAGCATGGTCTTATGTCTTCTCACTGGATGATATGCGCGTGGACGGCAATGGCCGCTATTTTTATCAATCAGGATCCCGCGCAGCATCTTTGTCTATAACGTCGGGTACTTATGAAAACCTGCTCAATGCAGAATATAACCGTTTTACGGCGCCATTCTGGGGTGGTTTCGATGGCTTCGATATTCAAAAGCCAGATCCCCTCTATAATCAAGGAATGGGAGCAAATGTAACCGAGGATACTAGCTATGCGTATCATACTTATGCCCAGGCTATTGACACAGTGGCGGACCCCGAGTTTATTGATATGAACTTGTTGGCAACCCCAGGACTCACTCACACTTCCTTGACCGGCCGCACGATTGATGTGTGTGAAGACCGGGCCGATGCACTGGCACTCATTGATCTGCCGGATGTGTACATTCCCGCCCATGAGAAATACTATAGCAGCAAGGCATCGCGTATAGGAACAACTCCTCAGTCTGCAGCAACTGCATTGAGAAACCGGCGCATTGACTCCAGCTATGGCTGTACTTTCTATCCTTGGGTGCAAACCCGCGATGCTGCAAGTGGACGACTCCTCTGGATTCCGCCCTCTGTAGCAATGCTGGGCGTTCTCGCTAGCTCGCAAAAGGCTTCCGAACTTTGGTTCGCGCCAGCGGGCTTTAATAGAGGTGGTCTGAGTGACGGTGCTGCTGGTATCCCCATTACCGCGGTCACAGAAAGATTAACCTCTAAGAATCGCGACACTCTGTATGAGTCTCGCATCAACCCAATTGCCTCTTTCCCTTCTAGTGGAATTGTGGTCTTTGGGCAGAAAACTCTGCAAGAACGCCAGTCGGCTCTTGACAGAATCAACGTGCGAAGGCTTGTCATCTACTTGAAGAAGCAGATCTCCATCCTTTCCACACAAATTCTTTTCGAACAAAATGTGCAAGCTACTTGGAATCGTTTTATCGCCCTAATTGAGCCTTTGTTGGCCAATACCAAGATTAACTTTGGTATCACCGATTATAAGTTAATCTTGGATGAGACGACTACGACTCCGGATTTGATTGACCAAAACATTTTGTATGCTAAGATCATGGTGAAACCCGCAAGAGCTATCGAATATATCGCAATTGACTTCGTGATTGCTTCGAGCGGCGCTTCATTCGACGACTAAAAGATATGAAAGAATTTTTACATCACGGACTATATAAAAATAGAAACAGGAGTTCCAACTAATGCCATTCTGGTCACAAAATTTCGGGGAAGATACCGAATTAAAAGATCCCAAAAGAAAATTTAGATTTACAGTCTCTTTCGACGGGATTCGATCCTCTATAGGAGGCGGAGGCGCCTTGTTATGGTATGCTAAATCGGTAGCAAAGCCTTCATTTCAGATCGCCGCGGCAGAACACAAATATTTAAATCATACATTTTATTATCCGGGATCAGTAACATGGCAGGATGTTTCAGTAACCTTAGTGGATCCCGTCAATCCGGATATGGCTGCTACCCTTTCCGATATTGTCGCATTATCGGGATATTCGCCCCCTGGGACTGCTCTTGACTTGGCTACAATGTCGAAAGCTAAATCCGCCGCCGCGTTAGGAACTGTTTTTATTACTCAAGTTGATTCTGAGGGAAAGGAGTTGGAAAAGTGGACCTTAGTTAATGCTTTCATCATTAATCTGAAGTATGGTGATCTGGCTTATGGTGAGGATGATTTGACGGAACTCACTGTAGATTTGAAGTATGATTGGGCCCATGTTACGACGACCCATGCATCTGCAGCCAAGGGCGGCGGCACCAAATTCTTTAAAATCTAAAACATGAATTATAACGACAAATAAATTACGAGAGGTGTATATTGTCACGAAATAAAAACCGCGTTGGGGGCGCCGCAACACAAGCAGCGAGCCCCCCACCCACAGTACTTCAAGAAGGGGCCCCCACTAGCGGGTTTTCTTTCGTTGTACCTACTGAATTTGTAGAACTCCCATCTAAAGGGCGGTTCTACCCAGAAGATCATCCTTTACATGGAGAAGAAAGCCTAGAGATTAAGCAAATGACCGCCAAAGAAGAGGACATGCTTACATCTGCTACGTTGCTCCGTAAGGGGGTGGCTTTAGATCGAGTAATCCGCAGCTTAATTGTGGATAAACGAATCAACCCTGATAATTTATTGGTGGGAGATCGCAACGCCATTATCCTGTGCGCCAGAGTATCAGGATATGGAAACCAATACGACACAAAAGTAAGTTGTCCTTCATGCGGCACCACCACAGAATATAGTTTTGATTTAAACGAGGCGTCTGTTTATACGGGCACCGACTTGGCAGACCGAGATATCATAGACAACCAAAACGGAACCTTTGATGTTGTGCTGCCACGAACCAATGTGACGGCTACTTTTCGGCTCTTAACCGGAGCAGATGAGAAGAACTTCACGAATGCTGTACAGGCAGATCGCAAGAAAAAGAGCTACGAAAAAAATGTTACTCGACAATTGAGCAATATGGTCGTAGCAGTGAATAATGATGATTCTGCTGAAGCAATTCAATATCTCATTGACAACATTCCTTCAATAGATTCGCGCAGCTTGCGCTTGGCTTATCGTACCGCATCCCCGAATGTCGATCTCACCCAATATTATGTGTGTGACGAGTGTAATTATGAAGCGGACATGGAGGTTCCGCTGTCTGCGGACTTTTTTTGGCCTGACCGATAATTACATGGAGCATATCTATGAGCAGTTCTTCTTTCTCAAATATTGGGGAGGATGGGCTTTCTCAGAAGCTTACAATTTGCCTGTAGGTTTGCGCGAATGGTTTGTAAAGCGTCTCATTAAACAGATCGAGGACGAGAACGAAGCGCAAGAGCGCGCCTCCAAAGGACAGGGAGGGAGTGCTCAAACACTCGGATCTCATAATCAACCCTCGATGCCCTCACACATGATGAACATGAATAGCTCCGATAAATCATAATTTAGCCTTTTTCGTTAGGAAACTATTTATTGTGGGCACTTTATATTTGCCCCCCTTTAAGAGAGCATTATAGTGGCTACTATTACCCCAGCAGA